TATTAATTAATAAGTAAAATATAATGCTTTCGGTGTTTGCTACGTTCCTAATAAGTAAACGCCTTTGCTCTATTCCAGTATTTGTCTTTGAAAACTTAAAGTTAAAAGTTCCCTCCGCCTGCCCTATTAAAGCACTAAGCCCGCTTGTGCTGCTATAATCTTGTGTTTTCGTAACCGCACTTCCTGCCGTTGGTATGTAGGATGTTGGGTATGTGCCCGCAGTAATTTGTCCATTTAAAACACTACCGCTTACCGTTACCGTTAAAGTTCCTGCCGTTGCCGTAAAAACTAAGTTTACCCTATCGGCTGGCGTTGCCCCAGTACCAACTAAACTCCCTGCATAAGTTCCGCTTAATGTTACCGTTCCCGTGCCTTCAAAACTTAGCACATAGCTTTGTGCCGTTGTGGTAATGTTTTGAGTGATTAGCGTATCACTGTTAAGTAGAAGATTAGTTCTTTGTGGCTCAAAATTAAACTTTCCGCATCCTCCCCCCTCGTAACTAACTGGCATTACGTTTGCCGCTGCAGTTTGCCTAGCACCGTTGGCATCTATGTACGTTTTAGTTCCTGCTCGTGCAAAGGTTAAATCACCGCTCCCATCGGTAGGCTTTTGGCAGTAAATCTTACTAGCTTTTACCCCGCTTGGGTACATTATTAAACTTGCATCATCGTATAAACTCATTATGATATACTATTTAAAAATGAAACTAAGCAGCTATTGTTTTCATACGTGCCGCCATCAGCTAATACACGTGCTTTGTAGGCATCAGCTAATACTTGGCCTATACCGCCGCCGCTTATCTTTCCGTATTGATAACCGTAGCCGTACATTATCCTCTTATTCCAATTACTGAACCGCTTGAAAGTGTAACCGCTTTAAATTTCTTGCTACCTATGCAGCCAATTAAAACCCCCGCTTTAATTGTTTTACCGCTTATGTTGCATTGTGTAATAATGTTGTTATCATCTTCATCGGTCAAAGTGGTGAATACCGCATCCGCTTGAACGAATAAAGCAATTATGTTCTTTGGTGTTAATGTGGTATGTGTTCCATCCATAAAGTAGATGCCCTTTGCCCCTACTAGATTATCTATTGTTAGTGCCATTATGTTATTTCTGTTATGTTTTCTCTTACTTTTAACTCTAATATTATCCTAGCTTCTTGACTTATATTATCAAGTATAGGTGTTTCGTTTTGCAAAATGATTGTTTCTATTGTGTGGCTTGCAACCGTACCCGCATAATAAAGTAATATTGTTTTAACCGCCGTTGCTATTGTTTCCGCTTGCAGAAACCCGCCGTTTGCATCTTTGCCCTTAGAGCAGTATATGTCAAGTTGTAATTCGTGATGTAACACGCTAAACCCTTTTTTGTACAGTTCTGGTGTTGCACTTTCATTAATTACAATGTAAGGCATTTCAACGTCTTGAGGTGCTAATATAGGGCTGACATCATTAACTAAGGTAGTTATTGCAGTTACGTTTAAAAGTGATGCTATTGCCCCGCTAATCATTTAGGCAAATTTTGACATAATAAGAAAATAAAGATGTGTTTTTTTTTGTTTGAAATAATGGCCATAAAAAAAGCCCTACATTTCTGCAAGGCTCTTATTCTTTAAATAAAATAAAAAAAACTGTCTTAAAACAAGAGGTTCACAAAGAACATAATACCCCTTACATCTATACAAATATAATTAAATTATTGCAACCTCGTTTTTCTACCGTTGCAACTTGGGCAAAGTCCTTGCAAGTTTGCTAAATTCCAAACCTCGCCGCCTTGACTTATTGGCTTAATGTGGTCTAAATATTTTGCAGATTGGGTGCATTTCGCACATACTGGATTAAGTTTTAAATAGCTTAATCTAAAACCACGCCATTTCCTTGAATTGTAAAGTTCTGCATCTTGTGGATTAGCTAACCAATTCTTAGCCTTCTTTGTTTCACCTCCATATTTGCCTTTCGGCATACTAGGCATTCAATACAAGTACAATATCAAACCCAGCGTGAACATTTGCGGCTGCTCCACTAGGCAACGCACTTATTCTAATATCCGTTTTTTCTGTTACTTGCAAATAAGGTAAAAAGAAATGTTGTATCCCACTACCGTTTTGAGGTATCCCTTTTGAATGTTTTAACTGAAATTCGTAACCATTCGCACGGTCAGCAGTCCACAATAAGTAATCTATACTATTCGGGTCTTTGCCCGTTACTTTCACATAATCGCAATAGTAACCAGTTATATAAGCAGTGTAGCCCGCAGGTACCGTATAAATAGCCATTTCGGTCTGATTATTATTAGGTGTTATTTGTGCATAGGTAACTGTAAGCCCTGCATTGGTAGCTATTATGTTTTCAGTTGCTACGACATCTTCTAAAACTCGCATTCTAAATATTCGCCTTAATGGTGTTGATAGTGCCATTGGTGTAGTTGTGTCGGTTACGTCTAAATCTACATTTTGAGTAACATAATCCCAATTAGTATCTAACCCTTCAACCTCAATAGTAGCCCCTTGCATAGCTACTTGTGTTACACTTTGTTTTATTTGAGTAATATCTGCCGTTAGTGGGAATGTATAAGTACCTCCCGCATCCCATACATCTTCCTCTACGCCACTCGCTACATCTGTATTTGCCCCAAATTTATTAACCGAACTTACGCCCGATATATTACCCGCTGCTACTTCTAGCATATAATCTTTATTTGCCATACTTGCTATATTTAACTTCTCAAAAATTGTTTCTTTTGCGACTTGGAAAACCATACCCGCCTCAATGTCGTTTGTTGTTGTTTTGCTATTTACACTTAATGTTGTTGCTGCACTTGATAAATCAGCCGCTACCGTAAATTCTTCTATTATGCCATTCGTAACGGGATCAATAACCAAAATCTTATCTCCTGCTACAACACTTTTACTTAACCCACTTGCAACTATTGAAAGGCTTGTAACCGTGCCTGCACTTACATCTGAACTAATTGAACTTACCGTATGGTTATTATTCAATAAAGCTACTAATCCACTTTGATTCCCATCACCATTATAAACTTCACCACTGCCAACACCTCCATAATCAACTATTGAAATTCCGCTTTTTTTATTCGTTTGTTCTATCCATTCTCCATCGTTCTCATCCATTTTATAATCCTTAGAAAACCCATTGAAAAAATAAGTTTTAGAATTGTAAACGATTGCTAAATGTGGGTAATAGTCCCCCTCGAAAGTTCCTAAGTAGCGGCTTATTGGTCGGTACTGCAAAGACATTGCCTCTAGTACCCTAGTCTTTGTTAGCTCATAATCATTATCAAATCCAGCATCCCAAGTTTCAGTCTTAACTAATGTAGTGTTAGTAGTCAAATAATCACTTTTAACGCTTATTACATTTAAGCTAGTTGAGTTACTAAAATCGGTAATAACTAACGGAGGTAAATCTAATTGTTTAGTGTAGTTGGTTGTGTCATTATCAGTGCTAACTAATGCGTTATTACTGCTTTCTCCTAGTGGTATTAATAACCTACTTGAAACCTGAAAAGGCTCTGTCCCTGCTACTGGAGTTACTGTTCCCCCTGCAAAGTTTTTCATTGTTGCGGTTATTGTTACTGTCAAAGTTCCGCTAAATGGCACTTCTGGAGTTTCTAAAACAAACTTTTGAAAAGAACCAACTACACCGCCTTGTATTCTATAATCATAATAAAGTTTTGCATACGGAATTGTAACCCATTGTTTAGCCGCTCCATTGCCACCGCTCAAATAATAAGTAGTTCCGCCTTCTGTACCGTACATTTCAATCTTTAAATAAAGATAGTCACCTATTGCTATTCCAAATCTAGTATAAACATCAAATCCATAACTAAGAAAAGAACCACTACCAACACCGCCGTAAACATCAAATGTTTCTGTAAACGTATCAGGGTTTTGTCCATTCTCAACGGATAAGAAAGGCATTTTAACCTCACTTTGTAAATTAGCTTTTACCTCCATACTCGCACGGTATAACCCCGCTAAGTACGCAAACTTACCACCGCCTAAAACTACTAAATCTTCACTTCTATCTCTTGGTCCTGCCGTTTGTTTATACGAATAAGAACTTGCAGAATACGCACCCATTGTTTTAGCATATTCTCTATAAGCTATTACCGTTACATTATCGTAATTCCTTACTTGTTGGATATAATAAACTCCTTTACTCAAAAATATTCTGCAATTAAATAACTCTAATATACCCCGCAAAGCATCATAGCAAGTTATACCTTCTGTTACGTTGCTATTAGGTTCTTTGTTTAAGAACATTCGATCCGAAATATAGCAGTAATCTAGTGGGCTTTCCGCACTCGTTAAAGTACCCGCAACCTCATTGCTTTTATATTCTATGCTTTCTCTTAAATAAGCATCATTCACTCCCCAAAATTGACTAAGGTTATTCTTTTCAAGTAGGTTATAAATGTGTTCTTTTAGTCGTACTTCTGTTGGTGACGTTGCAACCTCGTTATATCTAATATCTTTTAGTTTGTCAAGTCCATCAATGGCTTTAATTGTAAATGGTGTGGGCTTTGAAACATTATCCCATTCTACCAAATCAATTACAATATTGCCAACCCATTCTAATTCCCATCCCGTATTATCTTTGTAAATAACAAGTTTTAATTCGTCATCATTGCTTTCAATGTACAAATCTATAAACCTATCAAACCAAGCGTTATTATTTGCATAGGTAATAGTTGATGAACTGGCTTTGATTGATTCTAAAAGGATGTCACCTTGATTATCCCAATCGGTATTAAGGTCTAATATAGTTGGCTCAAATATTGGCTCATACCCGCTTAATGCTTCGTTGTTTTTGAATATAGCTTGACTTGTGTAGGTTGTTGTGCTTACCGTTATTTCTGTTCTATTTTGTGCAGAATTGTAAGTCCAGCTTAGAGCGTTATCAGTAGTTGCATCTATTAAAACACTTTGTCCAATGGTTAAAAAGTCAGTCCAATCATTTTGAACATAAAACACGCTACCACTACCGCCTATTATGGCTGCATTTATACCCTCGTAGCTTTCGCTAAATAGTTCTATTTTGTAGGTTCTGCCGTAGCTGCTTTGTAGTTGTGTTCTAAATAATATCATCTTCTAAATTGTCTGCTTCTATCTTGTACAAGTATTAGTTCACGCCCTTGTATTTTCGTTTCTAGTACTATTGGTTGTAAATCGTAACCGTTCATATTAGCACCGCTACTTGGTGAGCTATAACCACCTGCACCGCCGCCGCTTCCTTCAATACCTTTTTGGCTTAGATTTGATAAGGCAGAACCCGCAGCAACTAAGGCAATACCCGCACCGATTGCCAATGCAGGATTCATAGATGCTATTGCTAATTCTATTCCCGCTTGTGCAATTCCTATGGCTATCATCGCTTTTCCAAAGTCTTGCATAAATGAGCCAATAGAATTTAAAATACCTTTTCCAAAGTCTTGCAATGTCATATCCCCTCCGCTCATAAGGCTTCCTAAAAACTCGCCCATTAAAGCAGCACCGTTTGCCGCTAGTGATTGCAGCCCGCTATTTAATGCCGTGCTTATTTCTTGGCCTATGTTTTCAAATACCGATAATGCTTTTTCTCTTGCTTTTGCTAATGGAACATCTATACGCTCAAATGTTTTATTAAAATCAATATCAAAAGTAACGCTACCTACTGACTTTAAAGAATGCCCTACATCTGACAAATTCATTTTAAAAGCCTTTGCCATTTTAGTAGTTGAATTAGTAACCTTAGTAGCTACCGTTTCAGCAGTTTCGGCCATTCCTAATAAATCCTTTTTAACTCCATCAACCGCACTTTTAACCGCATCGCCAAATCCACCAAACTCACGTCTATTTTCAATTACTTTACTTTTTAAACTTTCTAAATATTGTAAAGTGCTATTGCTTATTTTTTTACCTAATAACCCATACAGATTACTTAACCCTATTACAATAGCTTGTACATACGTTAAAAAAGTATTTTTAATATGTGCCCACGTGTTATTAAAGAAGTCCTGAAATGCTCCTAAATTATCCCTAACATACATAAAAGCTGCTGCCATAGCTGCTAATGCGAGTACAATTAAATAAATAGGCCCTGCTGCTGAATTAGTCGCAACTGCTAACGATGCTACCGCCCCAGTCAAAGCACCAACAAACATTAATAAAGGCCCTGCAATAGCTAATACGCCGCTAAATGCAATAATCATTTTTTTGACCGTTGGATTTAAACCCCTTATCCAACCCGCTAACCCTTGCAATGCACCCGCCAATTTAGATAAAGCTGGTAACATTAACTCACCAAAACTTGCAGCAGCTAAAGCCATATTGTCTTTCAAGGTGCTCATAACCCCGTTAAAAGTTTTACTTTGGGCTTCTATACCCCCAGCAAATTCAGTATTACCAATGTTTTGAAGATACTGCTCTATTTCCTCGCTATTCTTGCCGACCTCAGTTGCAACACCTTTAAATGTAAATGTTACCCTATCGCCTTCGCTTTTGGCTTTTATACCGAACTCTTTTAACCTTTCAAATTCACCTACCGCCGCATCTGCAACCGCCTCAACCATATCATTAAGACTTTTACCCATACTTGATGCCGTGTTGCCATAGCTTTCAAGTGCTGCCATAGATGGATCTAAACCCATATTTTTTAGCTTGATAAATCCGCTTGTTACTTCTTCGAGTGCAAAAGGTGTAGCACTTGCAAATTTTTCTATTTCGCTAAACGCTTGCTTTGCAGCTTCCGCACTACCACCTAATGAAGTGGTTAATGATGTTCTTAGGCTTTCAAAATCAGCCGCACTTTTAACTGCTAAACCCGCTAATCCAACCAAAGGCAAAGTTAGTGCAGTACTCATCTGCGTTCCTATGTTTTGCATCTGTTTAGCCGCTTGTTTCATTTGCCGTTGCAAATTTTGCGAACTTGTGCTAAACGCTTTTAGGTCAAATAATGCCCGTATATTAATTTTACTTTCTGCCATTTTTAAACATTGGATGTGTTTTTTTCAATTCTTCTATTTCTGCCTTTGTCCAAGCGTTGCCGCCCGTGCCTTTCATTCCGCTTGCTTTCTCCCATTCAAACGTTCCTAAGTCTTTTACCTTAGTTCCTTTTTTCCAGTTGCCGTTAGATAAATAACCTATCCAACGTGCCATCTCCCAATCTTCCCGCTTTTTTAGTTTCTCGATATTCCAATACCCTAAATAAGCATCCCAAATGTCACTAATTGAATACTGATCTAGCTCTATTGGTTTTATCTGCAAAACTCCAAAGCAAACCCCCTTGATAAATTGCAAGGGTCGGCTTCTTACTTTTTTGCCTCTTTGTTCAACCCGTTAAAGGCTGCCATACCTTCGCCCATTGCATCCGAAATGGTAGAGATTAAAGATGGTGTTTCGTCAATGGCATCAATCAATTCTTCTTTGGTAATTGTTTCGCCTTGACTTACCATCCCATAATAACATAGTTCTACAATGTCCATTAGTTTAATGTCTGAACCCATAGTAGATAAATCTTTGCCCGTTTCGTCTTGATACATTAACAAGGCTTTAAAACCTAGTTTAAACTTGTACTCTTTGTTGTTTATTTTAATCATAATTTATTCAAAAAAAAAGGTGGGCAAACTACCCACCCTTTTATTAAGTTTAGTTTAAATATTAAACCGTTTCAGCCGCTTTCGTTACCGCTCCCGTTCCATTCAATGTTACGCTAAAAGTTGATGTTTCTTCTAGTCCATCAGTTTTTTGTAAAGATGTGATATAAGCAGAACCTTCATAATAGATGTCACCTACTACTCCCGTGCTATATCTTACCGTTACCGCCGTTCTAGCATCGTAGCTAGTGTACAAATCTTCAAATCCAAAAGTAGCATCTTCGGCAAAGTAGCCTTCACCCGTTACGCTAAATGATTTTATTGCTTCTAGTATTTCAGTATTACCGCCGCTATCTTTGGTAGTAGCATCCCTTGTAGCCATTTCAAATGAAATAGAATTGCTTGTTAAATATGCTATGTCAGTTCCACCGATTGCGATTACGCATAGTGTACCGTTTGGTTTTCCAGTTGTTGCCATTATTTATCTTTTTTTGTTTTTTTAGTTTCTTTTACCTCCTCTTTTACTTCCTCTACAAATGCAGGGTTAAAGTAAATAGGATTGATATTTAATATTGTACCGTTCGGTAATATTCGCCCGTTCGTTGGATTAGTCCAACTCGATTTTACTATTACTTTCATCTTGCTTCAAATTTTGTTCTTTTTTCTTTTTAGGTTTGTGTTTTTTTTTGTCGTGTTCTTCAAGTTCCGCAATAGCTATATCAACAACTGCAAACTCTTCTAAGGTAGGCACGTCTATTTTAAACGCTACACCTTTATTAATTAATTCACGCCCTAGCTCACCCGTGCATTTTAATTGCGTGCCTTCTGGCAATGTTTTAGCGTGTATTGCGTAATCTTCTGTTAATTGTATTCTCATAATTGTGTTATTCGTTTATCAATGTATTTTTTTAGCTTATCTGTCATTTGTCCCGTTACTGCTTTCATATAAGGTGCAGCACCTTGACGTACAAAATCATTAGGCTTTGCGTTTTTGTAGTGCCTAGCTCCGTATATTACCCAAAAAGCATAAAACCCATCGTGCTTTTTTCTTGCACCCATAGCAGGACCGACAAATACCATCGGCCTAAATTTGCTTTTGCCCGTGAATATTCCTATTGATTCTTTAAGGTTGCCTACTTCGTATTTATAACTTTGCCCACTCTTTACCCTTCTTGAACTTGCGTGAGTGCCTACTGGTGTATTAGCTTTTACGGCTTCTTTTATCGTTCCCATTTGCCGCCTTAATATTTTTAATACCTCTAATCTTTTAGTTCTGTCGGGTAAATTCTTAATTTTTGCAATCACTTCATCCATACCCTCAATAGTTACACCACCGTTATCTGATAAATTTGCGGTTTTTGTACTTGTCGTACTTGTTGTACGTGTTGTACGTCTTGAATTTTGTGATATTCTACCGCCTAAAATCATACCCTTTTATTAGCCATTAACCAAAGCCCCTCACGGTTCAATTCTTGTATTTCTGTAATGTCGTAGTAATCGCTATTGTAAACAATTCTCATTTTTTCAGTTATGCCATCAAAGAACCTAATTTTAAACTTTACTTTATTTGTTGCCGTTACTTTGTCGGCTTCCACAAATTCAGATCCGCCCGCCCGTTGCACATTAGCAAAGCAAGTATGAAAGGTTGCCCAAGTGCCTACACTTTCATTCAATGCGTTTTTAGCTAGTGAATAGCTTTCAATTACAATTTTTCTATCTAGTCTGCCTATATTCAAAATCTTATCCTTTGATTAAGTAAATTTAGTTGCCATTTAGTTGCACGGCTAAAACTTGATGCAGAACCCGCCGTATCTGTTTGCCTATTCTCGAAAAAGTCACCCATTATCATTCTAAGTGCTTGTGTTACCATTGGATTAGTACTTGATGCCGTTGTAATTTCTACAACATAAGGATAATCACGGTCATAGGTTGTCGGTTCAGTTCCTATAATCTCAACATTTTGCCCGTTCACAATGTAGTTTGCCGCATCGTAAACCACTAATGTATTAGCTGCATTGTAATACTTAATTACTATACTATCCACTTCAAAAATATCAATGTAGAAGTCACATAATACGTCTAGTTGCCCCGTTACCGTTGCGGATATCATTATACTAGTTTCGTTGTATAACATTTGATGTGCAGCAGCTAAATAGTCATCAATCAAAGCATCAAAAGACGTATCTAAAATGTTTAAATGTAGCTTTGCATCCGCTTGGCTTAGTGCGTAATCTCCGCTTGCCGTGTAACTCGTTTGTTTTATGTTTTCTAGTAATTTCATATTTATAAAAAAAGGGCAGGCTAATCACCCACCCTTTTAGATTTATGTGTAAAGAATTAAAGGTTATGCAGGTGCAGTGTAAGTACCAACACTTAGTGCAGCATCTTGTACCAATGCAGCATCCCAGAATGAATTAAGTACTAATCTATCTTTGCCGCTTATCGCTTGTGTGTAAGGGTCATAAAGTATGTCTATTGCTCCAAATTGTGCAACAAATACTTTACTCCAATCTCCGTAGTAAGCTACTGGTAATGTGCTTATAGCTGCGATTTGATTGCTGAATTTAACCATTCTGCCAAGTATCGCATCATTTACAACTAATCCATTAACTCCGCTTACTTGTGCTTCTGTATAAGCTAAGTTGAATAAGTCGGTAGCCATTGCAAATCTGTTAGTTGGCATTTCGTGATTATTAGTCATTATTTCTTCAATAAGCAACATAACTACCTCATTAAGACTTGCCCCGTTTACTGGTGTTTTACCGTTTCCTAACCATTCGTAAGAACCGTTAGCCGTGTCATCTGTAAATAAAGCGTATTGTACTTTTGCACCTACACTTTTTACAATGTTAGAACGGATAAGAGATTCTAAAACGTTACCGTGTTGCAATGTTGCCAATTTAGACACATCTACATAAGATGCTAATCTTTTTGGTGCAAGGTCTATTTTAGAAAGAGCAGTACCACCATCAGCAGCCGCATCCGTTTCGCCTTCCCATTGTGTGCTTACCGCACCCATAATAGGTATTCTTTGGTCTAAAACCGCATCTAATCTAGTTACGCCCAAATCTCCTAAAATAGTTTGAGAATAAACCGCATCAATAAATGAACGGCCTTGTATTCCAGTCGTTCCGTTTTCAGTAATTACCGCTCTATTTTGCAGAATTGTAGAAGGTATTGAAACTTGACCTTTTGGCGTTTGGCCTATGGCTCTCATTTCTTTTACCGCTTCTTGGTGCATTTCATCAATTAAGCCTTCACGCTTAGTGTCACCCATTGCAGCCTTCATAGCATCAACAAAAGAATATTCCTTTGCTACTCTATCTTCTTCCTTAGTTCCTAAATCAAAAGTAACGGGAGCAACATTAGCCGCTTTACGTCTAACCGCTTCTTGTTTTTCTGACTTTTCTAATTCGTTAGTTAGTCTTTCAACTTCTGCAATCAATTCATCAAACTTGGTTGATTCTTCTGCTGTAAATTCTCTATCTTCGGTTTTTACCAAAGTTTCAAGGTTATCTAACGCCTTGTTAGTTTCGCCTATCTTTTCTCTAATTGTGTTAATGTTCATCTTTTTAAATGTTTATACAAATTTTATTTGATTAATTACCTTTTATTGTGTTTTTTTTTGTCGGCTTCTTATTTTAATGCGTGTTGCCGTGTTCATCCCTTTTTTAATTGGTATTAATTCCGCTTTTATTCTGTCTATCTCATCTGCACTTCTTTTGAAAGCGTCTGGATTAGAACCAACCGAAACAACGGACCATTCTAACAATTCTTGACGTGTAAAGTAAATAGTATTATCGTCTTCGTTGTTTTCTTTTTTGCCGTATCTGTAATCGTGAACAATAGCTCCAACGCTTGCCATTTTTAACAAACCTTTGTTAATTTTTTTCCAAATCTTTTCAGCTAGTTCGTTTCCATCTTCAAAAGTTACACGGCCTATAAGGTTGTTACCATCTTTATATACTTCGCTTGATCCGATTATCATATCAGGGTTATCATTGCCTGCGTTGTGGTTGTAGCTTACAATAGGATTACGCTCATAGGTTGTTAAATCCCATCCATCCATCTTAAATGATGTGCCGTGTCTATCTACCGTTTCATTTGATATAATAAATTCAGCCGTTCTATCCTCTTGGTTTACGGCTCTTATTTCTGCTTGTCTAGTTATTTTCATTTTAATAAATTATTGCATTGTTCAATCCAATTATCATCAGCTACATCAATAGCCTTAGTTCTTGTGTTTTCGTTTATTTCTTTTATTTCCGTTCTATCGTTTTCTAAATGCCATATAACATCCATCTCTAAAAGTTTATCCATTTTTGGCTCATAAGATGTAAATATTACATTGCTTTCAGCTATTCCTAAACCCCTTGCCACATCTAACAAATCCTCGTTGTTCATATTTTCAGTTGGTCGGCTTGTGATTATGTAAACTTCAACACCTTTTTGGATAATACTTTTTGCGTAATCTTGAACATCTGACCTGCTTAAAGTTTGGTCAAAATCAAATGAAACCTTTTTATTGCCGTTTCTTTTTATGCTTCTAGTTGGTGAAGTAGTATTAGGGTCTTTTGTGTAATATCCTTCAATCTGTTCTATCGGTATTCTGTTTAATTGAACATACCTTGCATCTCCGCCATCAACGGGATTCACATCCATTAATGAGCGAACATCGTTTATAGAAAGTACGCCTATATCGGTCATCGTTCTAAAATATTCGGATTGACTTTTTACATCAGTTCTTAGAAGTGAATTAAGATTATGCTTAAATACGTGGTCGGCCTTTTCAGAACCCTTTAATAATTTTCTTCTATACTCTTGTTCTAGTTTACCAATCCAAGTTCCAATACAATAGGTTATAAATTCTATTTGTTGGTGTTCAATATTTGAAAAGGTTGCATTTTCTAGCTCATTTATCATATGAGCAGGCACGCCTAGAATTGTGGCTATTTCATTCTTTTGAAATTTACGTGTTTCTATGAATTGAGCATCCTCAGGACTTAAACCCAATCTCACATATTCTGCACCATCATCAAGTATTGCCGTGCCGCTGCTTCCATTAGCCCCGTAGTTAGTACTCCACGCTTTAGCTAAACCCGCCTTTCTATCCGGAGGCATTGCACCGTTCAATTTTAGGTATCCATCAATACGAGTACCCTTATTATAGAAGTCTTGGCCGTAATCTTGTGCCGCTAAACTTAAACCTAAATTTTGTTTGTGATAAGAAATTGCACTTAATCCATTAACTGGATGTGTTCCAAATGCACGAAGGTTAATCATATCACGGTCATTCACCATAATATAATCTCCATCGCTATCGCTATTGCCCGTTTTCACTTTCCACCATATCTCACCATCGTATTCTTTGGCTTCGCATAAATCCTTTCTAACGTTTATTAATGCCGTTGGTGTTGCGTTTCTATCCCTTTCGATAATTGCTAGCCCGTTGCCGTGATTAATGGCACTCGTTACAAGTATCTGAATAAAATCAAAAGAAATTGTTTTGTAGTTGGATTCAGCGTTTAAAAGGTATTCACTTGGATGGTTTACGGGTATTCTTTTTTGTCCTTCTTTACGGATTACGTCCACTGGCAAATTAGCAATAGTTTCACTAATCAGTTTCACGCCCGCCCAATAGGCAGATAAACTTAATGCCGTTTTTTCTGTCACGGGTGTGCGGCCTACAATACCCTGCATATTGAAAATATTGCGTGTAGGGTCGTAGGTAGTGGCTGCACTCCTTTTATTAATTGTAAAATCGAAGCCTAATATCTTCATCTATTAGGCAAAATTTGACTTATTTATTATTTAAAGATGTGTTTTTTTTTGTTTAACATTATGTATAGATAACCCTTCGTGTCGCATTCGCTTATCTATACACTTGCGTTAAACCTAAGAGATTAACATTTGCCGTAATTGAAATTCAAGTGCATTAATAGTCATCTCAATTTCTTTTACCTCGATTTTAGCTTTCTCTAATTTTAAGGATTGACTTCTTAAAGTATCCCTTAAATACGATAAGTCTATTATTTCTTTATCCGTTGGCATTTCTTTGTTTTCCATTTCGTTTACGTTTCTTAATTTCTACTCTACGTTTATAAAGTTGTGTACTTCTAAAACTCATATAGTTTTTGTAAGGTTTGAAGTCTGGCAAATACTTGTTTAAGTAATTCATTGTTGCATCATAAGCCAAGTTATTAACCTTATACCGCCCTAGTTTCTCATAAAATAGTTCATTCATACCGTGAATTGCAGCATTTATAACGTCATCAGGTATCTCTACTTCCCCCCTAATGTCTAAATAAAAGCGGCTTCGGTAACTATCAAACCCATTATAAGGCTCTTTAAATTCGGGTAGGTATTCACGAACGTAATAAACCGCATCTAAATACGCTTGTTCCGCAGATTTCGCATCCTTTAATTTGAATAAAAAGAGGTTGTCGAATCCTTTCTTGTCATTTAGTACTTGGTAAATGTGCTTTGGTATTTTCATATTATAAATAAATCTTCGTCCATTAAATAACTTTGTTGCGGTGCTTCGCTTTCTCGTAGCCATAAAGCCAACGCCATTATATTGGTTATAATTCCATCTACTTTTTTCTCGTAGTTTACTTTTGACTTCACCACCTTCCAATTATCAGCGTCATCAACTCTTACCTCAGCATTGCCCGCCATCCAAGTAAGCACTGGATTGCCTAAATGGTTAAATTTCTTTTCTGAACTTGTTGCGTATGCGTGTAAGTCCTTTGTTGGGCTGCTCATACTCTTAAAACCTTGCCTAAATTCAATCAAATTCAATCCATCATCTACCAAATCAGGTACTAAATGTTGTGCATTCCAATCGTCATACGCTATTTCTAGTATCTTGTACTTAGCTGCACACTCTTTTATTACACTTCTAACCGCTTGATAGTCGGTAATATCTCCTTGTGTTTCGGTAATATACCCTTGTTTTACCCAATCTAAGTACCTAATATTGTTCTTTTCTGCACTGTTTTTGGCTTTGGCTTCGGGTAAAAAGAACCAATTTTTAGTAATGTAAACCCCTTCAATGCAGAATATCAAAGTAAACGCCGTAATATCTGAACGGCTTGCAAGGTCAATAGCCCCGTAACATTCAGCACCTTCTAAAACCTTTTCATCTATTGGCCATTGGTTAGCTTTCCATTTGCTTTCATCAATCCAACCATCTAAACTACTTGTCCAAATGTTTAGGTAATATCTTTTAAATGAATTTAAACTTGCCGCACTTGCTTTTGCCATTTGTGCTTCCTTTTCATATGCTCGCTTGCCTATGCTCACATTATAATTAGGGTTTGCCTTTGCCCATACTTTCTCATCAAATGGATCGTCATCAGGACTTGCCCCGTGAATACAAACTAGCAAAGTTTCATCAATCAATAATCCATCTACAACGTCCTTAGCGTATTCGTGCCGTTGGTAGCCTATGCCGTACAAGTCACTCCCAGCAGTTGTGATAACAAAAGATAAAGGCTGCCGCCTTGCACCTTGTGACTTTTCTACCATCTCCAAAACTTCGTTATTCTTATGAACGTGCAACTCATCAATAATGGCTAGTTGTGGGTTAATCCCATCTTCGCCGCCCGCTTCTTTGGATAAAATTTGATAATGTTTTGTGCCTCCTAAATGGTCGGGTGCAGTTATACTATTTCTGTAAATCTTACATTTTTTGTTTAGTCTTGGGCTTTTCTTAATTACTTCTTTTGTGGCCTCAAATACTAACCCCGCTTGTTTACGTCCCCAAGCTACACCTACGATCTCCGACCCTCCCTCAGGTTCTATGTCTAAAAATATTGCAGCCATTGCCGCCGCTAAAAAGGACTTACCGCTTTTCTTTGGTATCTCGATATAAGCGGAGGTGTGTTTTCTAAATCCCGTTGCTTTGTGTTTCCAACCAAAAATAGGTTTTATTATCTGTTCCTTTTGCCAAGTTTCAAGTTTTAAAGGTTGCCCCGCTAATTCGCCTTTGACGTGATTAATATTATTTTCAATATACTTAACCGCACTATTAGCAGCCTTTTCATCAAAGTAATATTTTGATTTATCAAATTGTGATATGTCGGTAAGGTGTGGCAATGGTTATAATTCGTATTCTGGTTCTTGTGCTTTCGCTTCTTTTTGTTCTAACTTAATTCTAGTGCGTGCCGATGGGCTAAATCCAAATTCTTGGGATAGTCGGATAAAGTCCTTTCTTAGCCTATTTAATTCTTGATACAATGGATTAATTTTCTTATTACCATTTTTATCCGTGTAAATCCTATTGCCACCTTCATATTTTAAGTACTCCATTTCTGCATAAACATAGCAGTACTCCTCAAATAATTTTAAATCTATAAAAGAAATGTACCCGTATAAATTAATCGCTTGGCTTAATTGTGATGTCCATATTTCCTTTGCCTTAGTTAATAAATTTTCAGGTGGGGATGGAAGTTCATTATGTACAAATTGCAACTTTTCAGAATCGCCAACATCATCAGCGTGTCTTGATGGCTGGTAATATCCTTTTTGCAGTATCAGCGTTTTTGGTTGTGGTGCAGGTCCTCTTTTACCCATAGTTATAATAAGTTTCTAGTGTGCGGTAAATTGTTTTTAATAATATA